AGCCATCATCGTCTGGTCGGTGTTGTAAATCGAGACGTGACGCGACAGCACCAGCAAGTCCTGGAAGCCTTCGAGAATGTCTTCGAACGCTACGCGCTCTTCTTTTGAGAATGAATTGCTCATGATGAATCCTTAGATTGAAACTATTTGGATGCTCGCTTTTGCGCTTTGTACTGGATGACCTTGGTCATGTTTCCAGTCTTCTCCGCTTCTGCTCGCAGACGTTCAAGGGTTGAGTCCACCGCTCCTGATGATCGGCCAGTTCCTGACACGATCTTCTCGGGCGGCGGGGCTGCTTTGCGGTTCGTAACTTTCAAGTCCTTCTCCAGTTTCGCTACCGCAAAAGCAAACTTTACGGGGTCTGTAATCTCGGATAGCTCCTTCGCCTTCTTCAGGTTCTTGCCGAGTGCGTAAATCACCAGTGCCGGATTCTCGGCACCTTGTAGCACAACGCCTTGCTGGGTGATGCTGAATAACTCCTGGGCCACGGCCTCGGCGTCTTCAAAATCCTTCACTCGCAGTTCGGCTTTCGCCTTACCGTAGCTGTCCAGCTTGGACTGCCAAGCCTTTTGCTGAGTCATAACTTCAGCCTCTTGCCTGGCGGTTACATCGGCGGCTTTTCTTTTCAGATCAAACCAGTCCGACAGTGCTACTTCAAACCTGTCCGCGTCGTAGTCGTGGTCTTCAAGCGTTGGCTTTTTCCCCAGCGTGACCGGCTTGGTCTCGGTCTGCGTGGTTTGTAGCTTGGCTTGCAGATCGCGGTTCTGGCGCTGCAGTTCTCGGTGTGACTTGCGCAGCTCGCGAACCCATTCCGGTGCGTGAGTCTGTTCCTCGGGAGGCGGCGCTTCCTCCCCTATGGATACTACAACCTCTTCTTCAGCATCATCAGACTCTTCCTGCTCGGCAACTGGATCGCTGCTGTCCTCGGTGTCGTCCTCAATAACGCCAGTGTCTTGGTCGTCCTCTCCAATATCTGCCTGCTTCATCTTGACCCCATCAAACTCACCCATTTAGAACGGCTGGGCGGATGCCGTTGATTACATTCTGAACTATTTTAGAGCATCTGACAATAGATCACGCGCCCTGGCCCTGCATCATCCTTTGAATGGCCTCGGCGTTGGTGATCGCCATGTTCTGCGCGGACTCGTCCACTTTGCCGAGCGTCTCCAAGGTCTGAGCCCTCCGAAGCTCCGAGTTGGCAATGGTCTCGACCGTATCGGCCCGTGCCTTGGCGGCCTTGGCCTCTTCGTTGGCGGCTGCTGCCTGCAGGTACATGGTGTTCGGGTCTTGAGGCGTGTTCTGCATTTCCGCCATCAACTCTTCCTTCTCTTTGTCGGTTGGCTGGACAACGCCCATGCGCAGGAGCTTCTTGCGGAAATACGAATTGGCGTCCTCGATGCCCTCGCCTTCCATGTTCATCATCGCCATGGCGCCGAGCACCTGGGCGGTCTCGGGGTCTTGGGTGATCTGGAGCATGCCGGTAAGGGCACGGACCGTGGCGGCTTTCCTGCTGCTGCTGGATGGGCCAACGTCAACGTTGACGTCAAACGCCGCGGCGCCGAGGTCGTTGGCCATGACAATCTCGCCAGTCTCTTGGTCGATTGTCGGCTGCATCAACTCCACGACGTCGGTCTCGCCGGTCTGGGTGAGCGTTTTCATCCGCCGCTTGCTCTCGGTGTAGACGTCCTTGGCCATGGATAGCCAAATCTCACCGCAGCGCTTCATCCCCTTGGCAAAGTTGGACATATAGATGAAGGTCTGCATATCCACGCGAGCCTGGATCATCTCGACGGCCTTGCCGGAGATGTTGCTGACCATCTTGTCCGCTCCCTGAGCGTTGCCGAGAATATCTTGCATGTCCTGCTCGGTGATCTGGAGCAGTGCCGCCATTGCGGGCGGGATGTTGGGGGATTTGGTGTAGGCGACTGGGCCGCTGATGGCCTGGTTGCCGTTCTGGTCGGTCACTGGGTTGATGAGCAGGTACGGGTAATCTTTTAGGTTGTCCTCGGCCCACATCATCTGATGGCCGGCGACCTGCTCTGGCACCAGTATCGGCTTCTCGACCGATGACAACGCGCTGATCTCGCCGAGCTTGGAGAGTTGCATGTTCTTCAGGCGCTGCGCATCTTTGGCCAGGCGCACGTGACCCATGCAGCGCTCGATGTTGTCAACGAACCAGCGCTTGCCGAAGACCGGGACAACCGGGATGCACTTGCCGGCGATGTACCCGGCGTCCTCGAGCACTTTGCCGCCGGACATGACGTACTTGCGGACCTTCTTGCGCTTGACGCGCTTCTGCCGAACCTCCATGCTTCCGACCGCGAGCAGGGTTTCCTCGAGAGTTTCATCGTTGGCGAAGTCGGCCTGGCTGTAGCGCTCTTCTTCGCCGGAGATGTTCTGGAAAATGCGGATGGTCTCTGACCTTTCCTCAACCTTGTAATACTCGGCCACGTAGACCACGTCAGGCGTACACCAGTCGAACTCGTACTGGTGGATGATCTTGGGCCAGTCTGTAGGATCGTCGCCCCAAGTGTCCTTGTATGCCTGGCGGGTCATGCTGGTAACCACGAAGCAATACTTGGCGTCTGACTTGTCCTGGCGCTTGGCGCCGAGGTCGAAGAACACCGAGCTGTCGGCATCAAAGATTGGCTCGATCTTGATGCGCTGCCGATCGTCTTCGGGGTCTTCCTCATCTTCGTAAGCGGTGCGCAGGCGCCAGGCTCCGAACCCGCCGCCGACTGCCTCTTCGAATGCGTTGTCGTAGGCCTCGTTGGCCACCGAATCGTTCTCGTCGGCCCGGTACAGGCCATCGCAAACGTCGGCCAGCTTGTCGTTTTCCTCGCCGTCCTTCGAGACAAAATCCACCGTGATGCGGTTGTTCCGGTACTCGTTGATGATGCGAATGACGGCGAGGTGAATCTTGTTCACCTCAAACTTAGGCTTGTTCTCAAACTGATCCCACAGCGGACCTTCCCACTGGCTGCCGGCCAGCGAGTAGAAGCGTCGATCTTGCAGGCACTGCAGGCGCTCGTCGCGCATCGCACTCTGAATGTCGCCGAACTGCGCCAGCGCCTCGGTGTGCAGGTTGGCGATGCGTTGATCGTTGGACATTCTGGCCATGTTGTTCAGTTCCTTACCATTTGCTGACGGTCGCCATCGGGATGACGGTCTGCGGTTTTACTGTATTTGCACGCCGCACCGCCTCGCAAGCATACCTGAGCGCATCTATAACGTGATTTTTCTTGTCGTCGAGCACGGGCAAGATTTTTCCGGTCAATGGGTCAGTCTTATAGCTGTAAAGCGTCAATTCGTCAATTGTGTGCGTACAGCGAGGATGCACGACGATGGTGTAGTTCTTCAAAAACTCGATGCCTTCCTCGACCGATCGTGGCCCTTTGACCGCCGTCATAATTTTGGGGAAGCCATTTCGCCTCATGTGGCTGATGGTCTCCGGCCTGGCGGAGTCGGCCACGATGGGCCACTTCTCGGCCTCTGGAACCTGCATGAACAGCTCGGGCGTGTTGACGATCTCGCAGCCCACCATGTAGGCCTCATGGTCGATGTACAGTGTTCGCCCAATTATATGGCAGCGCACCAGCGTGGTCGGGTCAACGGAAAAGCCCCAGTCGGCGCCAAGCCGGTGGATGGCATCAGGCGGCGCGTCGAAGTCCTCAATCCGCCAGTTCCTGAACACCCGCGACTCGCTGTTCTGCAGGTACTCGCCGCGCCAAACGTGCTGGTACTTGTCCGGGTCTCGCCGCTTGTCGTACTCCATTTCGTCTTTGAGCACGGACGGGAACCACGGGTTGTCGGCGTAGTTCACTTTGATGACGTTCGCATCCTTGGGCGGCGTTGGGCCGCGCAGGAGCAGGTCCACCGGATCGCTGGCCTGGCGCGGGTTCCACGTAAACCACAACTCGCTGCCAGGCTTGCGAATGGTTGGCCGGAGCAGGTCCAGGCTTGTCTGGCTCAGGCTTTGTGCCTCTTCGACCCAGGCGCGGTCGTAGCCCTCGAGACTTTTTATCGAGTCGGCAGTGTGGTTCTGCATACCCTGGAAGATGATGCGACCGTCGGACTTCTTTGATTTGATGACCGCGTCCTGCACTTCAAAGTATGCGCCAGCATTCATCTCCTGAATCTTCATCTCCAGCAAGCGCTTAACCGATTGATTCAATGATTTCTGAATCTCGCGCACACAAACGCTAGATTGCGCCTGGTTCATGATATGTTCTTCAAGCATCATCTCGGCGAACATATGGGATTTGCCAGAACCCCGACCGCCCCAGGCGCCTTTGTAGCGG